AACTTTGCCCCATATTTTACGAACACCCATAGCTTTTTTAATATCACCAGCTCGTTTATCAAGCCCCATACGTAAAGCCTCATCATGCTGGAACTTCCAATAAGCACGTTGGAACTGACGGTAACTAGAAATATCCACACCATGCAAATAGTTCATAAACACACCAGAGAAATAGTTCCTCATATGGAACCCAGGTTTTAAGATCATGTAACCCTTAAGTAAGTTATGCAACTTGTCGTAATGCTTTAAGAAAGCACCAAATCCACCTTGTGATCTGAACCTAGTAACAGCTGTCATCGCTTCAACAATCTCTTTCGGACCTTGAGTGTGTGAACCAATAGGTTTAAACCCACTCTGCCATACACTCTCCATTACTTCCTCAAAGTTTTGTGTACGCGTCAATGGGAAAAAGAATTTATCGTCGCCTACAGGTGACAAAGTAGATAAAGCATCAGCACCTACTACTCCTTCTTCTAAAGCATTAGCCGTCATACGCATAGCTTCAGCATCAGCTTCACCCAAAATATCTACAGCAAACCGTAAGTTTCTAAGATCATCAGCCAGTTGATCCGCTGGAATTTCATTTCCATTGGCATCAACGCCAGCTCCTAAACGATTAAGTGTCTGTTCAGCTTTAATAAACTGTTGCGCTTTTATGTGAGCAGCTATAGAAGCAGCTTGAGCAGTTTCTAAAACTTTCTTAGCCGCAGTCTCTTCTGCTTCTAATGCCCACAAATCTGTTTTAGCATGAAAAGAATCTATCCTTGCACCAGCTCGCGCAATACTATCTTCAGTTTTGTAAATACTTTTAACAATCTCAGCTCGTTTTTCTTGAACTTGTTGAAGTAAATCAATGTCTGCAATGTCAGGCTCAGGGGGAGTTTCTATAAGATCATCCAACATCGTTTCATATTCTTTAATAAAAAGCTCAGGGTTTAATAATGTTTCTTCACCCGAACCACTAACTATTTGTCCAGCAACTTTTCCTTTTACAGATGTTGGAGTAACAGAGTTAGGTATAACATCGTAAGCTATTGCTCTCGGATTAGTAATCATATAATTAGGAGCTGGATTAAGGAACTGTCCAAAAGCATCATGACCAGGAACATTATTAGAAAAAGCATCTTTAGCATTTAACCAAAGAGCTATATCGTGACCTTCAGCGCTTAAACTTCTACGCCAAACTTCACGAAATTTTTGTTGCAGTCTTACTAATTGTCTATACCTTGCGGGAGCTAAATTTAAATCAGCAGCCGAACCTAAACTTTTAACTTTCTTTCCTTCAGTTAAAGCTTGAGTTAAAAGAAGTTTCCGTTTAGAAGAACCTGCACTTGTGTGTGCTTTTTTAACTGACGTTGCTATTTCAGGAAGATCATAGTCATCTGCTATAATTTTTGTATCAGAAAGCCATTGAGAAAGTATATTTGTATCGCCATAACCTGCATGATTTAATCGGTTGACACTTGAAATAGCATTAACTGCTGGCGCAGCCTCAGCTACTATACGATTAACAAAGTATTGTCCATCAGGCGCACCCGACTGAGACACATCAGCTAAAAACTCAGCAACTAAAGCATCCATTTCTGTTTCATCAAGAGTCAACAAATCATTCATCGCTAATTGTCTGTCTGACACACGTGTGTTCGAGCTAATTTGCGCCCACTTTTTTGTTCGTTGAACCATCGTCTCAGGAAAACCAGTAGCTTTAGGTATCCCTTGATTAGTATTTAACCAACCTAAAAATGTAAGTCTTTCACGCCATGACAACTCAGCAAATGAATCAAAGTTTCTAGTTAAATTTCTTATGCCATCAAAAACAACCACACCCTGTTTAATAGAAACTTCTGTTACACCACCAACTTCGTATCCTTTTAACATGTCTATAATTTCATCAAAAAAACTGCCATCAGAATCGTGAGCTTTTTGCCACATATCTAATATCATGTCATTCATGCCGTAATCAGTTATCCACTCTTCGTGAGTTGAAGTACCTAAAGCATCTTTAATTAAACCTTCAGTAGTCCCATGTATTTCTTGAATCATTTCAACTGCTTCATCAACAAGCTGATACACCTCTTGCTTAGGAGCATCTAAATTTCCCTTAAGCACAGGATTAGTGGGATCTATAGCGTTCCATTTAGATAAAGACTCTCCGTACAAACCTTTTGTATGCGGTGCAACACCATATATTTTTGCGTTGCGTGCCACGTTCTGAGACATATTTATTCTCATTGAATAAGCTTTACCTTTACCAGTCATATGATAAATGAGAGCCAAAGGAGAACCATTAAGACCAGCAGTATCAACCCACTTAGAACTTAAAGTACCTACTGTAGAAAAAGCATCCATTACACCTGAAGCGTTTGAAGTTCCATGTACAACATTTAACACATTATCTACAAGCCTATTGTCTCTACTTAAAGACCTTGGTCCATCGGCACCAACTTCAATTCCACCGCTGTCCATTATTTTGGCAATAAAATAATGAGACTCTTCATCTAACCCTGCTGTTGATTTAACTATGTCATCACTAAGCGCTCCATGCAATACAATGTCTCCACCTAGCTGTTCTCTCGCAGCTTGCTTAACAGCACCCAATAAATTCATTCCTTCAAAAGAAGCAAGATCTCCTGCAACACCAGTCACTTCGTCAGATCCAACAGGCACGCGAGCAATAGCGTTACCGTTCCTGTCGTACACAAGAACAGTGAACTTATCTTTCCGTGCAGCAAAAGGCGCTCTTTCTATAGCCTCATCTAAAGCTACGCCTCTAACTTTTTCCCAAGGATGCAAGGCTTCTTTCTTATACAGAAGCCCCATGTCTGCCAAAACAGGCTGAATGTAATCATAATAAAACTGCAAATCAGCATCATCTTCAAATACATCAAATGCTAAATCTTCCATTACCTCTGTAATAATGTCATCATCTTCAGTTGCAAGAGCTTTGTAAACATCTGGCTCATCAACAACTTCACTAATAAATTCATACAGTTGAGCTTTAAATTCATTTGTTTCACCCGCTGTTGCAGCATTATGATCTATAGCATCAAATGCGTATTGAAGTATGTCTCCATTTTCATCATTGATCCCATCAATCATTTGAGCGTTAATAGGAATTTCAGGATCTATTTCATAATTAGGAATTTCTAAAATGGTATCATCGTCAATCGTTGAGCTTGTTCCCTCAACAAAAAGATCTGACCAGTCCTCATCAGGAATATCATTCAACTCGTATATATCTTCAACTTCGTCTTTGAATAAAAAACCTTCGTCAAAGTTATCACTGAAAGGAAGATACTCAAGCTGCTGTTCAGCAGCTCCCTTAACTTCCACATTTGCAGAAGAGGTGGCTGCTTCAAATGAAGAATTTACTTTAACTTCTGAAGGTTTTTTCTTAGCTGCTTTCGCAACCCACCTTCTTGCCGATCTTTGACCTTCAACTAATGCAACAATCCATTGAGAACGCTGGTCCACACCATCCCTTAGAATCTCATCAGCAGAAGAAAGCCAAGGTCTTAAACCTAATGCCTCAGAAAACGATTGAGTAACAGGATCAAACCCTATTTGAAGTGCCTGTTGAGCATCTTCTGGTTTTAACCCTGCCTCCACTAGCCCTTGCAATACAAGTTCTTCACCTTCGGGAACAGGGATATTAAATACTTCAGCTAGTTTGCGCGTACGAACTTCAAGAAACTCAGCTAATAAAGCAGCGTCTGCGTTAATAACTTCATCACCTGTGCCTAACGCATTAGCAACAAACCCATCCCATCCACCATTTCTTGAACGTATGCGTAATAATTTTTGAAGCTGGTCGGCAACCATCCCTTCAAAACCACCACCATCTTGGGCATTAAGTCTGTCTCTTATCTTGGCATATACACTTGTTTTCTTAGCAGGATCAGTATTGATATTAGGATTAACAGTGTCAAAGAAACTTCCTTGTCCTATCACTCCACCTTCATTTACAATTTCAGAAACTTCACGCCAATCCCAACCATAAGTTCTTTCTTTAGACCCACCCATTGCGCTGTAATGAAAAGATCCACCATTATCTAAACGAATTACTTCTCCTGTGACATTATTGATACCAATATTGTCACCCGCATTTCCAAGAGCATCCCAATTAGATGTAATAATATCAACCAACATTTGTTCTTGAATAAGTTCATCTACCGAAACAATGTTTCTTGTATTAGAAAAATCAATTAAGTTTTGGACATCAACAAGTTCTCCATCTATAAGCCCCATCCAAGTATTGTTTACTTTGTAGGCAAGTGTGTAGCCACCACTTTTTAATTTCACTCTTGATTGATTAGCCACACCACCTGTGGTGCTTGCGTTGATAGAACTGATTACATTATCCATGTAATCAGTAGTTAACATGTACTCGCCTTGAGCTGTTAAACCTAAACGAGTTGAGTTCATCCTGCTAACAGACCCCACAGGGGCTGTACCTGTGCGTGTTACACCCATATCCCCAAATGCCCTGTACAAAGCATTAGCAACAACTTCTCCAGAAGCTCGTACTCTTCCAGAATCAGCTCCAACTAAACGAACACCATTTGCTTCATGCAAATCAAAGCCACTATCATCCGTGTAAGATTTAATGTAATAATAAAAACCTTCGCCGTGTAAAGGATCAGCAGCAGTTCTAGGAACTTTAATCAAAACTCCTGCATTAGAACCACCTTTAGGAGCATGAGGAGATACAACCATCTGAGTGTAAGCTTTTGTCACCCAGTTCCTACCACTATCCGTTACAGTGTTTGGATCCAACCCAAGATTTTGAGCAGAAAAAATAAAATCAGCGCTTTTAGTATTTTGTCTATTGCCTCCACCCACTCCTAGTATTACTACTTCATGCGGACCATCAACTAAATCATCTGCATTAGGAAATTTTGCAGGAACACCAGCTGTGTTTTGCGATTTGTATAATGCGTTAATTGAATGTTCTCGATATGTAACTAAATTAACGTAATCATCCCAACCTATTTGCACTACTTCCCCATTGTGAGGAATAGAGAAAGTTATATCGCGTACATTTTGAAGCAAATGTCTACGCACTTTAAGATTAGTTTCTATTTCAGTTTGTACAGCATGAATCAATTTATCCAAATTGTCGCCATCTGTAATAATTGAGGAAGCAACATGTTCACGTGCGGGTACAGAACCATACCAAATTCGTATAGCTTCTTTTAATTCAGGATCCGTTTTAGCAAGCTGAGTTATTGACGGTTTCTTGTAATTGCCTATAGCAAATTCCATTTGATCTGTGTTTATAGCTTTATTGATTTTTGCTTTAGCTTGCACAAGATCATCAGGGGTAACTACACCTTGTGTGCGCATACCTGATTCATCTCTAAATTTTTTGTAAGCGTCGGGGTTTAAATCTTCAAGTAATTTCATCCACCAAACAAACTCTTCACCATTATTTACAACTTGATCGCGTAGAACATCTAGAGCTGCTTCTATTTGTTTTAAACTATTGGCAGGTAACTCATCGTTTTGTGCCAATGTGACACCAATCCAGCTGCCTGTACCAGAATCATCCAACTCTGTAACTATTTTACGACCCGCATCTAAAAGTCTGTCTATTTCTACTTGCCCCATTGCTTGCACTTCGGCAAGCAATTCGTCAACATCTTCACCAAAAACATTTCTTATGTAATTAGTAATTGCATCTTCTTCACCTTGTGTAAGAGATTGGTTATAGTCTCCAAAAATTTCAACGAATCGTTTAAATTTTTCTGAACTTCCAAACTCGGCTAAGATCATGTCCTCAAGTTTGACAATTCCTACAGAAGCATTTAAAGCAGAATCATAAGCAGCTTTAGCACCACCTGTTTCATCCAGCAAACGATACATAAGAGAAACAAGATCTTGTTCTTCAATACTTAATTGAACTAATTTTTCTTTAGTAGTACCTAAAGCTGCCGCAGCTTTTGTAGCTCTTACACGCGCAAGCTCGTCAGAAGCTTCAATCAATCTTTGCTTTAACTCTTCATGTTTTGTTTCTAAATCTAATCTTCTGGAATTTAAAGTAGCTTCTTCTTGTCTTGCATGTCTAAATTTTGCTTCAGCATCAGCAAGAATAGCTTCCGCTTCAGCTATTTGAGTATCCATAAACTCATTAGGTGCAGCATCTTCAGCTCGTTTACGCAACAACTGTTGCAAACGAGCGCCACTTCTCATCATTGTTTGTTGAGCTTTAGCTACTTTTCTTAAACCTTCAGTTACTTGAACACTTGGGTATTTAATAAACTCAACTACTCGATCGACCAGTATTCCCTCGTCACGTAACAAAGTCTCTGTAAAAACTTCACCTGTTCTTTTAGAAACAGCATCAATATAAATAGGAAGAGATACAGCTATGTCGTCATCAAACAAACCATACTGAATACCCATACGATCCATGATGTCTGCGATCTGCTGTTCAATGTCAGGAGCCTTAGTACCATCAGGCATCACAGTCCCTGGTGCTACCAGTTCTTCACCAATAAAATCACCTTGAACGCCTTTAGCGCGTACAGCGTCTAAACCTTCATCAGCAACCATCTGGTCATACTCTTGACGAGAAATATATTTACGAGCTTTCTCAAAACCAGTAGGTTCATATGGTTTCTTCCATCTTTTGCCTACAAGACCTGTGCCTTTTTTCTCTAAATAATCTCTAGCTTTTTGACCAAGAACACGTGGAACATAATTAGATGACTCACCAAGAAATTCGTAACCAGCTCTAGTGTTAGCTAATTCTCTTAGCTGCGCCATCATTCTTATACCACTGTCAGTTAACTCCTGACCAATAGCTTGAGCTGCTTCTTCACTACCTGCCAACGCATGATAAATAAGGCTTGTATCAGCGCCAGCAGCTTTAACTTCATCAAAGAAAGGTTTAACTACCCTCATCATTTCTTGTTTAGTTACACGTGCAGCAGCGTCGCCACGACCTGCTGCATGAAGAACACGCCTAGCAGCATGACGGTTAACAGGATTGTTACCCCAATCGCTACGCAACATTTTACGCAACTCAGGTAAACGACCACCACGTTTCATCCAACCGATAAGACCAGCTTCCCCATGTTTTAAACCGAAAAACATTTTTCTAAATGTTTGAGGCACACCACGTACCATTGTTCCAACAAGAGGAGTACTAGCGCTCATCATCTTCATACCCACAGGGCGTTGAAGATTATGTTTAAAAATCATTTTACCTATAGGACCAGTCCCAGGTATTTTCAAACCAAACTGCAAATCCAGTTTGGAAACTTCTTTCATGTCCTTAAACCAATTACCTTTAAAACCTTTAGTGGCACCCTGCAAAGCATCACCACCGCTGCGCTTCAAAGTCTGATCCAAGCCACCTTCATACACATGGCGTGCCGCCATCTGTAAATCTTTAGTAACTAAACCAGTAGCTCCTTTAGTGCTGAAGTTCATGTCCATTAACTTTTTGACATCGCCAACCGTGTCAGCGTCAATAGTTATTGTGAACACATCAGACCAAGACTGTGGTTTTCTAGCTCCAACAGTCACAGGAGTCACTAATCCTCCCATAGGAGGAGGAGTGGTTCCTGTAGTGGCTACAAAACCTTTACCACCTTTACCACCATGCTTACTTAAATCAATAGTGATACTGCCATCAGCTGCCCTCTTAACAACATTAGATGTACCGCCAGCAATATCATCAACTGCTCTTAAAAGAACATCATCAGCAAAAGAATCAGTCAACTGCAAAGCCTTCAACTGTCTAACACCATCATCACCAAGACTGCGTATAAGATTCTGACGCACAGCACTCTTAGCTATCTCACGACCACCACCTTTAACAATCGCTCCCGCAAGTGAAACACCTTTACCAACAAGACCAAGGTAAGTAAGAGGATCGAGAGCTACGTCGCCTACGAAACCGAGAGTACGCGCACCCCACTTCTCCCACCAAGCATCACCTTGAAGAATGTCGAAGTCATGCAACAAGTCGCCGAAGAAATATCCTTCATCGACTTGTCGTTTGTAATCAGCACCACTCCAACCATCACCAGAAATCCAATCAACAGTTTCTTTTATTCCACTAACCACACTACTTAAAGGTTTAGTGGCACCCATTAAGGCTTTCATTACAGGACCTTCAGAGAATCCCATCATTGCTTTTTCAAATCCGCTGAGTCCAGCTCTGAAAGATTTTTCTCTAGCCCACTCCACGCGAGGTTGAACAGGGGAAATAGTAGTGCGCCCTAGTTTTAAACTGGGTAAAGGCTGCCCTGGTTGCCATTGTTGTTGAGTGATACCTAAAGCAGAGGAAACCATTCCTTTTGTTTTAGTGTCAGGAACAGACGGCTTTATATTTTTTAATGAATTAGCTAGATCACTTCTAGTTGGTTTTTGTGGAGGTGTTGCCATAACATTTTAACTAGCGAGAACCCATTTGCCATTTTCGTATACCATCTGTGCATTAGGAGATGGTCCTACTCCTGGTCCGTACTGTCCAAGTTGTAAAGGATCAACAGAAGAATCATATTGTTGCCATCCTTCTTGAACCATAGCTTGCGCTTGCTGCTCCATGCTTTGAATAGCCTTAGCCGCAGATTCAACTTGAAAACGCTGGAATTGCGACATTGGATTCGGACCACCAATACTATTCTGCTGGAAAGTATCTAAATAAGCTGACAAAGCAGTACCATAATCTCCTTCATCTTGTTTAGCTGCACCATTAGCCTGTAAAGCTAGACCAATAATCTCATCTTGGAAGCCCATAGATTTCAACTGACCAACAGTCGTAGCTGCTTGAGCTGCTTCAGCTTCAGCTGCAGCATCTTGAGCTGCAATCTCTTCTCTTCTGAACTGATCTTCAATCTCGTAACGAGCATCTTCACGTGCTTCTAAACGTGCCTGCTCCCAAGCAGATTCAGTAGCAGTAACCCTTCTAGTAAGATCACCAAGCAAAGCCTGAGCAATAGCTTGCTGCTTACCAGTATCAAACTCTCCTTGACGCATCTTCTCCTGAAGTAAAGCTTGCGCTTCTTCAGGAGCAAGATCAGCCAAAGTATCAGAAAGCTTAGTAGCTATCTCTTGACCGATACGGAACTCTTCATCACCCAAAATTTGTTTAGCATCCGCGGACATCAACTCAGGAGAAGCTCCACGTTCAGCGCCAAGCATGTTAGCCACAGCGTTTAACCTGTTCATAACATCAGCAGAAGAAGTAGCCTGACTACCAGCTAAACCAGAAGTCAACTCAGCTACAGCTTCATACTCGTCAGTAACCTGCTCACCCAAACCTGCTCTAGCCTGCTGTTGTCTCATAGCGGTAGCATCCTTGTAAGCGTTACCTCTAGCTATAGTTTCAGCTGTGATACCAGCGGCTTGAAGAACTCTGTCAGCTTCTAAAGTACCGATACTTGTTCTTAAAGCATCAGCTATATTAGTTATCTGAGATTCTCTACGCCCAACAGCCTCAGTCAAAGTCTTAGTACGAGCATCTGCTCTGGCATTAGCAGAGTCACGTAACTTGCTAAACATTGTTGCTATTTCAGGTCCATAATCAGGGGTAGTAGGCTCATCGAGGATCTTGCGAATTTCATCTTCAGCAATTATAGGAGGAAAGAAATCTTCAGGAACTCCACCACCTAAGCCGCCTCCACCATCAGGATCTCCACCTGTATCTACCTTTGGATCTGCACCATCAGTAAGAGCATCCACAACGGTTTCTGCTGCCTGAGTCTCAGTTTCAGGTTTAGCCCCATCTGCAATGTTGCCTTCAAAGAAAGCAGTTAACTCATCATCAGACAAGTGACCGAAAGCATCTTCAAATTGTTGCAAAGGAGTCTTAGGATACGGAGGGTTGTAAGGAATTTCATCTATTCCAAAAATATCTCCGAATTGTTTATTAGCTCCAGAGATCATGTCATCGAATTGTGGAGTACCACCTTTAGGCATTTGTGGATTAGGACCATATTGAGAAGGAGTCCCACCACCATAAATAGAATTGTTAATTATCTGGGCAGCAGGACTGCTGCCTTGATAAGTATTAAAAGCATCTGCCATGGCTTGACCAGCAGCACCCCCAACAAGACCTGAAGCGGCAAGATTCCCAGAAGGAATACCGCCTCTCTTTATATAACTTGGACCTACATTAGGATTATTAGAAGTGAACCCCCTACTAGCAGGTCCTTGAGGAAGTGTAGGAAGTGCAGCAACAATAGCTTCTGTCATAGCTTTCGTTGTATTATTAGTTCTACTATCGTTTATTGTATCTACAGGAGTTGTAGTAGATTTTGGTTCATTAGGATTATAAGCCGCTAATTCTTCCCACGATGGTCCCCATGTTGTACTTTTTTCCCCACCTAAATAAAGATCATCTATCTCTTGTTGTCGTATTCTAGCTTGCTGTTCTGCCCATGTTTCTGCCATCAGATCAGCCCTTTAAGAGACTGAGCTAAACCAAACCTGCGTAAAGCACCAGCAATCTCATCGTCAATCATCCCACCAGCAAACTGTTCTTCCAAAGCCAAACGTTGTTTATCCAACTGTCTGCGAGCCTCTTCAATTTGCGCGCCCAAGCCATACATGCCTAGTTCACGCGCACCCTCAAGACGCTCACGACCACGTTTATGCAACCCAGAATCTATCATCCCACGCTTATTAAAAGCCCCTGGCAAAGAACGAGCTAAGTCTTTATACTCACGACGTTTCTGAAACTTTTGCAAAGCTTCATTACGGTTGACGGCTTCACGCGCTTCTTGGATTTCGGATAACCCATATCCGTAATCCACAGCACGCATAGTCCTTCCTCTAGAAGGATTAGTTACACCGCCATAAGCCATTAGTTAAATACCTGCCCTGATAGAAGTAAAGTAGCTGTCTCAACATTCACATTCACAGTCACATCGCCGCTCGATCCACCGCCGCTGATCGCAGTCCCAGCAGTCACACCTGTTATATCGCCTGTCGTGGGAGCTACCCACGAAAGACCAGACGCTGTTGATGAGTCCGCAGTTAGAACATGCGTATTCGTTCCGACTGACAACTTCGTTGCAGCATCCGCACCTGTGCCTACAATGAGGTCGCCTTTCGCATCCGTGTCCACGGTAAGGGTCACCGCGCCAGTCGAACCGCCTCCAGCTAGACCTGAACCCGCCGTCACAGCACTTATGTCCCCTGTCGATACTTGATCTACCCTCTGAGATATTCTCTGTACTGTCATAATTTTCCTTATCCAAAGTAAGTAATGTGAATAGTGCTACTAGAAGAAACGCGAATGAATTTCACATCCGACAAATCATCTTGGTACAAATCAATAACACTATAAGGATTGATGTAATGACCTACAGAAGCAGTAGGTGTACCCCACCTCATTCTTATAGGTTCAGCACCATTAGTAACCATTGCGGCTACCGCACCAGTAGGTGTAGTTCCTTGTATCGCAGTTCCTGCGACAGTAACAGCTTCATCACCTATAGCAGAACCATAAGAGGAAGCGTTTAATCTTATTCCCATTTAATTTCGCCTTCCAAACATATTCATATTTGTTATCATTTGTAATTCTTCCAATGTCTGCGACAATTTCCGAAGTTCGTACTCAATACTTACGGCATTTTGTCCCAAAAATCTATGAGAAGGTTTATAAATAACTGTCATTATTCAGGGGGTGTAGGAAAAACTACTTCTGATACTTTGCTAAAACCAGCAGGCAGGTCACGTAGTTCTTGCCTGTGTGTCGCCCATTCCGCTTTCTTCTCATCTGTCAAAGGACTGTCTGCAACTTGTGTCCAATCGCTGTCCCTCAACTTTGCGTCACGGTTGCTTCTGATAAAAGAAAAGTCTTTTTCAGAAGCTTCTTGTTCCGCTTCCCAAGCAATCCAATCATCTTCAGTCCAAGCAATTTGAACCCCATCAACAAGATGGAATCTTTCTGGTCTATCTGCCATTATTATTCTCCATTATTAGGTAACAGGGGTACCTGATACCCCATATAAAGTAAATCTACTATGTTCAGCAAAATCTAAACCGCTATCTTGTTTAAGGGTAATTGTGCTTACATCCGCTGTGCTTCCTGTCCATATGCCTGCGCCTTGATTAGTAATCATCGCTGAACTGCTCGTTGACCAAGTGCAACTCCCCGACTGTCCAGTTAAAACAGTACCAGCCGTTTGATTGGTGTAACCGATGATCCAAATTTCTCCTCCTGACCAACCAGTCTGACTTGCGGCGGCAATAGGCATAAAATCTTTGAACTCGTTTTGGTTTCCAGCCTGCGAACTACTTGGACTGCTTCCGCCAGCGATCTGATATATGCGCCAATAATGATAATTAGTACCAGTGTCCGTATTGAATTGAACTTCTAAGTAATCGTAGTTGCCAGTTTTTTCGCTTCTAGCAGACCAGCGCATCATCAAATGCTGGTAATCGCCTGAAATGCTACCGAAAGTAACAGTAGACGCACCGCCTGATGCTACTTCTTGTGTTGCTAAGTGAGTGAGTGTAGTCATTGAAACATTTACCTAACTTGCGTTGTATCCATACAAATAGTATTCGCTTCCAGCAAGAAGGTTGCCGTTTTGCAAACTAACTGAAAGAGTGTCAAGAGCGACATTGGAATTATACAAACCTGATTGAGTTATGTAACTAGAATCGTTATTGTCATTAACACCACCCTTCATAGAATGGAGACCGAACTGACAGTAATAGCCGTTTAAACTCGCTAATGTGTCGCTGTCGTTAACACCATAAATATCCATGATTGCAACTGTTAAACCTTCATAACCGTATCGTGCGCTTACAGCGTAAGGGAAACGAAAAGAAGTCTGACCATAATCAGTACCACCTGAACTTACGTTCCAAATAGTACGAAAATCTTGCAAACCATAAATACCTGAACTGCTTGCGCTACTAGCGCCTAGCCTGACCTGTAATGTGTCTTGAGTGTTAGTTGGCGCTCTGTTAGAACCATGTGACATATAAAGCCTCCACGATTCGTAAGTAGTAGGTAACCCAGTCCAAGTAAAAGACGTACTTGAGTTATCTTCTATCCTCATTGATCTGATTGCTTCTAGTGTCGCCATTATAAAATTCCTGTCAAAGCCATTTTCGGCAGTATGCCATAGAGTGTGAACTCACTTCCTATTTTGAAAGTAGAGTTATGGGCGCGAGCCTGAATTGATGTAATAGGATGCTGACTTCCTGCATAACAAGTACCACCTACAGAGGAATAACCGTCAAGGTCTGAGTTAAGCCCACATTGAGTGTAAATCCCTGTTTTCCATTTACCTGACCCAGATGACTGAATGTGAAGTATTCCACCTGAAAAACATGTCGCATTGCTATCATCTGCGGTAGTCAAATAACCTCCATCCATTCCTGACGGAGAGAAGCTATATGCAGCTGCCCCACCGCTTCCTATATACCAGTTCTGCGCTCTATTACTGCCGCTATCATAAAAACCTTGCCCGACTCTGAAATAGCAATTATCGTAAGCGACACCACTTCTCATGCTTCTCGCATACCAAACTATGAACAATGACTGGTATTGGCTCCAATCCAAATTGCCTGTACCAGAGTTCCATGACACAGTTTGAGTGCTGGAATCACCAAGCTTATCGCTTGCTAGGCAAACCCAAGGATCACCTTCGGTTAAAACACCGTCTACTAAATATGCTGGATCGCCCATTATGCATCCACCTCGTATCTAACTAATACTATTCCTGCCGAACCTGAGCTTCCTTTTCCATCAGGTCCGCCTGTGCCGACAAAACCGCCGCCACCTCCACCCGATCCGCTATTAGGAGCGCCAGAAGTAGCCCATTGTGCTGTTGTGTTATCTGTTCCACCGCCGTAACCACCTATGCCAGAATTACCACCAATAGCATTTATGTTTACACCAGCAGTTCCACCACCACCACCTGCACCGTATCTTACATAATACTCATCTGCTGGAGATGCAGTCGTTAAATACATTGAGAAACCTGCGCCGATAAGACCTGATGTTACATAATAACCGCCGTTACCGCCAGCACCGCCAGCGCCAGTAGTGCCGTTACTGCCTGTTCCGCCGTTACCTCCACGACCACCGCCACCGCCAGCCGCTCTGCTGTCACCAGCGTTACCACCATCACCACCGTTACCGTTACCATCTCCCTTACTAGGGTCACTAACAGCATAAGAACCTTGAGAGCCACCACCTGAACCGTCAGTTGCTCTACCGTCACCACCGTTTTGACCAACAATACCGCCACCGCCACCACCGCCGCCACCTGCGGTAGTGCTAAAGGCTACAGAATCTTGACCTTCTGAACCTTTGTAAGTTTCGTTCGGCATTGAACCACCGACACCGACTTGAATAGCGTAAGTACCTGCTGTGACAGTAGTTGTACCACCTATGATACCTGCACCGCCACCGCCGCCGCCTGAGTTTTCCATTGATTTTTTAGCGCCACCTCCAGCGCCGCCACCACCAACAAGCATGTAAGTAACTTCTTTAGAACCACTTAACACTACGAAATCAGCATCACCCATAAACGTATGAACACGATAAGTGACTCCGCTATCTGCTAAGTACTGACTAATCATCCCACCATAAGCAGAAAACGGTCCAGCCTCACCAACACCATTTAACCAATCAGACACAGCCGTAGAAGGATGTGACCTAGCCACATCTTTACGACCCTTCCACGTGGAAACGGCTTTACTAGGTGCTGTCCTATCTTGTCGAAACACTATAAGACCTCTTAAGCAGTTATTCTATTTACAAAACCAAACACATTGACTTTATCAGCCACAGCCGCAGCGCCTTTAACAATTAGCCCTGTGCTTGACTTGCCTTGCAAGATAAGACCAGGAATTATCAACTGCAATCCAGCCTCCGCAGTAACGGTGTATTCGATAATGTCATCAGCGTCAGTTGTTCCACCGAACTGAATCGTGATCTTACGATCCGTTCCATCGGTGTTAGACGCGTACAACCAAATCTCATCCAACGTAGATGCTGTAGTAGTTGTGGTGTGGATTGTGGCGTATGCGCCACTATCTACTGGCATTTCTATACCAGTACCACCCTCATCTGCCGCACAGCCGCTCAATGTATGTTTTGAATATGTCGCCATATTACCTTTCCTTTATTTAACTGAAAATTTGGTTATTCAGAAGTAGTTGATCGTTGTTAGTAGTTACAGAAATAGCAGGAGTAGTCCCTCCTGTAGAAACAATAGGAGCTGTACCTGTAACAGCAGTCACTGTTCCAGCAGTAGCAGCTGCCCATTTTAAACCAGTCGCTTCAGAAGAATCTGCTGTTAGAACATAATCATTAGTACCAACCGCTAAACGTGCAACAGCATCAGAAGCAGTTGCTGCAATGATGTCGCCCTTAGCATCAACTATGTCTTTTTGTACAACACCAGGGGTTGTATTAACAAAGGTTTCTATATCCCCAAAATTGGTATTCATCTCGCTGGCAACTATCGTTGTTCCAGCACTGAAATCGTTTGTAACTGCTAATGTCGCCATTTATCGCAATCTCCTCGGCGTGTATGTGAAAGCCAACGCATTTACTTCCCAGTGATTATCCGTGGAAGGACCGTTGACCTTCATACTTATACTCTTTGCTGTCCCAAGTGTAGGTAAATTCACAATATCCGCTGTTAAATCTCGCGCTATTGCATCCCATTTCGCTACATATGCGGATGATTCATCAGAATCATCCCATTTAGCGGTACCCCACCTAGAGTCAGAAGTTTTCGCAGTAATAGAAAGGTTGACAGACTGCGTTTGAGCAGACTTATCATAGTCTTTATAAACATTTATAGGTAACGTCAACGTAGATTCAGCTGACAA